CTGCCTGGCTGGTTCTCGACGGAGCGGGAGACGCGGTCGGCGCGGATTGTCGAGTATTGGTATACCGATTACGAATCGACCGAGCTCGTGCATCTAATGGACGGTCGCGCGGTGCCGAAGGCCGAGATGGTCGAAGGCGTGGACGTGCCGGACCTGGACGAAGACGGCGCGCTGCAGACGCATACCGAGACGACCAAGCGGATCAAGTGGGTCAAGATGGACGGCGTCCAGATCCTCGACGAGACGGACTGGCCCGGTCAGTATCTGCCGATCGTGAAGGTCGTCGGCGAAGAATTGCAGCCGTTCGATTCGCAGCGGCGAAGCGAAGGACTTGTCAGGCCATCACGGGACTCGCAGCGGTCCTATAACGTGATGGTGAGCAAGTGGGTCGAGCAGATCGGCCTCGCCCCGATTCCGCCGTGGATGGGGCCGGCGGGCTTCGATGAAGGCTTCGAGAACGAGTATCTGCTCTCGGCCACGCGGACGATTCCGGCCCTCCATTTCAACCCGTATGATGTGAACGGCAACCCGATTGCCCCGCCGCAACGGACGAGCATCACGACGGAGATTCAGGCCATAGCCGGCTCGGTGCAGCTCTTTGACCAAGCCATCAAAAGCACGACGGCGATTCCGGATCCGACCTTGGGGAACATCGATCCCAGCCTCAAGAGCGGGAAGGCGATCCGCCAAGTGCTGGACCAGGCGACCCGCGGCACCTCCCACTACCTGGATAATCTGTCGCGGTCGATTCGTTACGAGGGACTGATCCTCAACGATTTGCTCTATCCGATTTACAACCGGAAGGGCCGCACGGTGCGGACGATGAATCCGCGAGGGGAGACGCAAGCGAGCATCCTGCACAGCCCGTTCGTCAGGCACCCGGAGAGCCAGCAGCCGCTGCCGATGCCGCAGGGTGGGATACCGGGGCAGCCGCCGATGATGCCGCCTGGGGTGTCGCCGGACACGAAGCCTGAGATGGTGACGCTGACCCCTGATGCGACGTTCAATGTGACGGTGAAGGTCACCAAGTCCTACGACACGCGCCGGGAAGAGCAGGAAACGACGCTCAGCACCCTGATCAATGCCGAGCCGCAACTGATGGGGGTGTTTGGGGATCTCCTCTTCAAATACAACGATGGCCCTGGCCATGATGAACTCGAGGAACGTGCCAAGGCGATGCTGGCGCCGCCGGTCCAGGCCATCCTCAAGGGTGGATCAGCCACGGATCCGCAACTCCAGCAGGCGCAGCAGCAGATCCAGCAACTGACGCAGATGATTCAGGGCAAGGTGGCCGAGAAGCAGGCCGAAGCCCAGGCCCAAGGCCAGATTGACCTCCAGAAGCAGCAACTGAAAGGCCAGCAAGAGAAGGAACTGGCGCAGCTCGAGCAGCAGGGCAAGGAGCGGCTGGCGTGGATCAATCAGGTCGCCCAGATCGCGATTGCCGGGGCCAAGATTGACGCGGAACAGGCGCGGACGTTTGTGGATGCGGCGGAGAAGGGGTCCGCGAAGGCGCTTGACCTCCACATGCAGCATCTGGCGCATGTCCAAGATACGCAGCAGAGCACACAGGACCATCTGGAAGCCTTACAGCAGGCCGCGCTGGAGCATAGTCAGGCATTAGAGCAAGGGCAGCAAGGCCATCAGCAGGCCCTAGAACAAGGCGCCGTAGGGCATCAGCAAGGGCTGGAGGCGAACGCGCAGCAAGCGGCATTGCAGCCGGAACCGGCCGAAGGTGTGCAGTAGTGGCAACTGATTCAGAGCGCCTTGTGATGTGGCGGCAATGGGCGGTGCATGCGTTCAACTGCCAGCCCAACGAGCCTGACGAAGAGATGCAAGCCTATATCGTTGAAGAGATGCAGGCCCGCATCAATCGAGCCTTGCAGTCGGCTGCGCCTCGCTATGAAGAATCTGCGATGCGGCATGTGAGCGTGAAGGATTGAGCCTGCTTATGCCAGAGACCGACCAGATCGACGATACCGGCTCCCTCGCGGACCACGAAGCGCAATTCCAGCCGAAGCGTGGACAGGAGCCGGTCTCACCGCCCGCTGTCAGCGAACCGGAGGCGACACCACAGCCGGCCGTCACTGACCACTCTGAAGAGGCGGACGAGGCACTGGCCGCGACGATTGACCCATCCTTGGCCCTCCCGAAGCCGAAAGAGAAGCATCGCGCCGAGAAGGACAAGGCACGAGCGCAGGATGTGCCCCGGATCAAGGAACTGACGCGCCAACTGAAAGAGGCGCAGGAGAAGCTGGCTGCAGCCACAAAGGCGCCTGCTGCCCAGCCGGACGCCATGCCGGTCGTGGCACCCCCCGCGCCGGTGCGGGCTGCAGCTAGCCCCGTGGGCGAGAAGTTCAGCTATCCGACGTATGACGCGGCGGTGGCGCAGAATCCGAATCTGACGTGGGATGACTGGAACGACGCCAAGGCGGAAGCGCGGATGGAGTGGCGAGACCAACGGAACTCGCAGTTACTGCAGATCCATGCCCGTGAACAGCAGGAACTAAACGCTCGGCAGGGGGAGTTGAGCACGTTCTATACGCGCCGGGATAGCTACCTGCAGGAGCATCCGGATCGGGCGCCCTACTTCGATCCGAACCGCTTGGCGCAGGTGCCGGCGACGCCGGTCATGGAACGCCTGCTGAAAATTTCTCCCAATGGGCCGGAACTTCTGTATACTCTGCAGCAACGGCCTGAACTGCTCAACGGTTTAGTGCTCCTCACTGACGGGAAGCCTGCCAGTGATGGTTACGTGGGACTCGCCACGCAATGGCTTCAAGCACAGCTTGTGACCGGGAATACCGCAGCGGTCCCTGCTGAAAAGACACGTCAGCCTCCTAGGCCGCCCACTGCGGTGCGGACGGGGCCACTGAAGACCGGACAAGAGCCGCCCGGTGAAGGTGCCTCGCTCGCTGATCACGAGGCGTTCTACAACACCAGACGACGCTGATTCGGTCATCCCCGTAAAGGGTTGACATGAATACCTTTATTTCGCCTAGTTGGATAACTAAGGACGTCGCAGTAAACTTTAAAAATTCTTTAAAGTTTCTTTCGCAGTTTGATCGCACGTGGGACTCGAGCTGGGAGAACAAGCCCCAGGGCGCCCAGATCGGCTACACGACCCAGGTTCGCATCCAGCAGCGCTGGCAGGTCTCGGAAGGTCAGGCCCTCGTGCAGCAGCCGATCTTCAACCAGACGGTCCCGCTGACCATCAACCATCAGTTCCAGATCGGCATGGGCTGGTCCTCCGCGGATGATGCCCTCTTGGTCGAAGAGGTGCAGACCCGCTACACCAAACCAGCCGGACGCGCCCAAGCGTCGAATTGGGATGCGGTCGCCGGACGCGAAGTCTACAAGTCGGTGTATTTCAGCAAGGGCACGCCGGGCACGGCCCTGACGAGCAATCAGAGCTGGACCGATGCAGTGGCGCTGCTCGATAACGTCGCGGTGCCGGATGACGACCTCTGCGCCGTCATTGACCCGCTGACGCGCAGCAACCTCCTGAATGCGAACTTCGCGCTGTTCCAGCCCAAGAACGACTACTTCAAGACCGGGCAGTTCGCGGATGAGGCGCTCGGGATTTCGGCGTGGTATACGGACCCGCTGATGCCGACGCACACCACGGGCACGTTCACCACGGCGACCCCGATCACCACGGCCGGCGCCCAGACGGGCTCCAGCCTGACGGTCTCGGGCATGGGCACGTATGCCCTGAAGGCGGGCGACGTGTTCAAGTTCGCCAGTGGCACGGCCGTCAATGCGGTCAACCCCGTGGCCTACACGGATACCGGCATCGCCCAGCAGTTCGTGCTGACGGCGGATGTCTCTGGCACGACCACGGCGACGCTCAGCATCTCCCCGCCGATCATCACCTCGGGACCGCTGCAGACGGTGACGGCGTCGGCCGATAACGGCGCGGCGCTGCTCTTCCAGGGCGCGACGGGGATTGCCTCGGCCACGCTGGCGGCCACGGCGTCACGTCAGTCGTTTGTGTTCAATCAGGCGGCGTTCGCCTTCGTGATGGCGGATCTGCCGGAACGCCTGCCCGGCGCGATGGCCAAGCGAGTCAACAGCGCGGAAGAGAAGCTGTCGATGCGCTGGGTCGAGCAATACAACATCCAGACGGACCAGTTGCCCAGCAGAGTTGACACTATCGGCGGTGTCGGCGTGATTCTGCCTTACTTTGCCGTCCGGATGTGGAGCTAACCCATGGCATTCACCACCACGACCCTCACCGCCGCGATGGCGGAAACGGACACGGCGATCAAGATCACGGCAGCGACCGGCTTTGTGGCCGGCGATTACGTGAAGATTGACGACGAGTTCATGCAGATCATCTCGGGCTACAACGGCACGGATCTGACCGTCAAGGTGCTCCGCGCACAAAACGGCACGACGCGCACGGCGCATGCCATTAAGGCCAACGTGGTCACGGCGCCGGTCAGTCAGACGGCGGTCTCGGATTGGACCGGACCCAATGCGGCGGTCACGACGAGCTATGCGCTCGCGGCCCGTCGGCGCAAGGTCATCTCTTACGGCGCGGCAGGGGCGATTGCCCTGCCGAACGCGGGAGAGGATGTCCTGGCGATCATCAACGGCACGGTGGCGTTTGCGATGACCCTGGCGAATCCGACCGCCGACATGGACGGCTCGGAGCTGCTCGTGGCGAGCAACGGCAAGGCGGCGCACACGGTGACGTATTCGGCGGGCCTCGGCAACGCGGGCGCCGGCTACACGGTGGCGACGTTCACCACGGGCGCCCAGCAGACGCTGGCGCTGATTGCCATCAACAGCATCTGGCAGCAACGCCAGTCGCAGTTCAGCGGCACCTTGACGGCGATCCAGATCGCGTTGGCGTAGGCTCGTCGGCGCGGGGCTGGTGACGGAGAAGTCACGGCCTCGCGCCTTTCTCTGAAGGAGCGACATGGCAGAACCAGTGCTGACGCAGGCTCGTCCGACCGCGCATCGCAGTGCTATTGGGGGGATTCGCTATTCGCCCGCCTCGCCGCACTCGGAAGAGTTGGCCAAGTGGGAGACGAAGCCCTTAGCGGATGGCTCCGTGACGCAGGAGATGATTGACGCGGCGCGGTATGCCGGCGTGCATCACGGCGCGTTTGAGCATCAGGAATACCCGAAGGCCATGCTGCTCTACGGGCAGACGCCGAACGGGATCCAG